ACTTATCTTTTTCTTCTGTGATGTCTAACTTGCGCTCTAACTGTGCCTGTAGCTTATCGAGAGCGACTTTATTTGTTTCATTCATAAGCCACCTACTTTCTAAACAATGAGTGTTTTTTCAACAGCTAATGCAAATAACTCAGGTTTCTTCGCATTTTCAGGAATTTCAATCTCTGCTTTTTCCAACATTTCTTTCAATTGATCCACGTTCACTTTTTTGTAACGCTCATCTTCTGTGATTTTAGGTTTTACTTTTTCGATGAAGGAAATCGCTCCATTTTTACTAGCATCAGCTAAATAATCAGCACGTTCTTCTTCAATTTCCACACCTTCAGCAGGATAAGAGGCACCTACTTTATATAGATGCCCTTCTTCAATAAATTCGGATAATACTTTGTAAGTCATTTAAATGCCCCTTTCTACGGTTGTGCAATAGTGTTGATAATACCTACTTTGTCAATATTTTCAAAAGTAGGAAGAGAATTCATAGTTACTTTGGTTTCAACTGTTACTGGATCAGCAACCGTCATAGCTGTAACTGCTACACCAGTATCAACAATCGCTACATTTGCTACAGTAGAATTCATCAAGTCAGATTCTTCTGGAGTTGTTGCAAAAACTGTTTTCCCTAATTCTGTTGCAGGTAATAATGAGAATCGATTATCAGCAACAAATTTATGAGATACACCGTCTTCATCTTGATACATCTTATCGTAGATAACGACATTCAAACCTAATTCTGTTGCGATAAAGTTCAATACTTGATTACGTCCAATAATTGCATTAGGTACTACTGGAGAAGCAATAGAATCACGAACAGTTTTGTTTGCTACTAAGTGCTTAAATGTAGCAAGGTTAGTGACTGCACGAGTTGGACGTTCTCCTGTTTCAGTTTCGATTTTATCCATTAAATCTGTAATGTCTTGAATTGGATCAGAGTTAGTATGGTCAGACCAAGAAACTTTAGCGTTAGCTTTATTCCCTGCCTTAAAATCATAATCTAACTCATATTCTTGACCGTTGCCTGAAATCTTGGCTGTACCTGTCATAAGTAGTTGCATACGTAAGATTTCACGAGTGACACGAGCGCCTTCAATCAATTGAGCATTATCATCAAAAATTTTATTCATGATAGTATCAATTAACACGGTATTTCCACTAGCCAAAACTAGATTCAATTGTTGACGCAAAGCTTCGTCTACGTATAAAGACTCTTTAAAGAACCCTAATTTAGTAAGAACCACATCAAATTCTTTACGTCCACGAGGAATTGCTTTTGCATCAAGTCCAGATGGTTTTAAGAACTTAGGTGCTCCTGTTCCACCTTTTGCCCATTTGATTTCAGTCCCTAATTGTTTTTCCGCTGGGAAAAGTTCATCACCTAAGTAAGGTGCTTGATACTTAGGACTTTCTGTCCAATAAGTTGCTGTTTCTTGTGCAGTTACTAAGTCATAGATAGACGTAGAGAATAACTGCAATCCCATTTTTAAAGCCGTTGTTTTCATCTAATTTCCCCCTTATAAGTTTCGTTTGACAAATGTTACTTTGCCATCTAATGCCGTTTTAGCTTCTGGTGTGATTGTCACTGACGCATCTAAACGGTTTAAGTTCACAAAACCAAATACAAGCACTGTCGCGTTGTTTGTGCCTTCTGTTACATCGACTTCATGCAATAACACTCCAACTGCATTTTCATCGTTAGACACGGTTAAAACAGCTTGTTCATCTTCGTAAAAATCGTTTGCACCTCCAACTGGTGTGCCTGCTGGAATGATTTTGCGACCATTAACTGCCGTTACACCTGTATCACCGACTTGACCGCCGAATGATTGGAACAAAACAGTATTTGCTAAAATTTGTTTGACATTTTTACCCTTTGTTACTACTTGGCCCATTTTTGCCATAGTTCATTACCTCCTATTAGTTAAAGAATTTACTTTCTTTTTGTTGACCTGCATTATTTTGTGCCAAACGTTTTGCTCTTGATTCTGGTTGGTTTGTATTATTTCCACCGCCCCCAGGAGTTTCAGCAGAACGTTGCAAACGCTCGTTCACACCTGCCTCAACCGCTTCACGGAATGCTGTTTCAATGGCATTGATTGAACTAGTACAATCTTCCGCATTAGTAAGCGCTACAGCTTCTATAAGCCCACTAGGTAGCTTACGAGTCGCTAGTTCTTCTAAAGCCGTCAAACGTAACTCACGACGTGTTAAATCAGCTTCTCGTTTCGCTTCTGCTTCGGACTGTTGACGTGCTTTTTCTGCTTCTCGTTCTTCAGCAGTCATTTGAGCCATCCGTTGACCTTCTGTTAAAGCAGCTTGACGCGCTTGTTCAAGTTGTTCCTGCCATTTGTTTTGTGCAGTCTCTAAAGCCTTAGCGGTGCGTTTATCTACCGCAGAATCAAATTCCGCTTGACTGGCAAACGTAATAGGTTCAGTGGATTGTCCACCATCGCCATTACCGCCATCTGTTCCACCATCGGTAAACATTTGTAAATTCATTTTCAACTTATCTTGATTTAATTTGATATATTTCATTATTCTTCTCCTCCCATACACCCCAAAATTGAGCATAAAAATAGCACCCCATCCACGAATTAACCCAGACACGGCACTTATAATATTTTTATCCAATTGTGACACGTACACGATTTTTTTACTTAGCTTTTTACGCCTTCAAAGTTTGGGCAAATTAAAGCTTTGTCTTTTTCTTTTGTTGGTACTTTCTTCTCAATTTTAGCCATTCAGCACGATTCTCATATTTTAACGTTTGATAAGTATCAATTCGTTGTGGTGCTTCTTTGCCTAAAATCCCGACTAATTGGCGACGTTCGGCATTATCCTTCGTTGCGTTCAAAATTTTCTTTTTCTGTAACGCTATTTCTTCTTTAGAGTAGCTTTCTAATAGTTTATCCATCCAATCGTTGTATGTTGCACTTCGACTCATGGTAAACGTTTGGTCTGCTATGGGGTCTCTAACTGTACGATTGCCTTTGATGGTTCTTTCCCCGCAGTATGCAATAGCAATCGTTCGGCAAAAGGGTGAAACGGCGGATAGTTCCCTTCTGCACCATTAACGATGGCTTCCGCTACTAGATAGACTTTATCTTCACTGTCTTTCTTTTGACATATATTAGAAGTTCTTAAATCTAGTACAACAACAAGCTTATACTTTTCAACGCCTCTGTCACTCCACGCTTTAAGTTTTGCTTGTCCTGCCATGTAATTGGCTTCGGTGCGTATAAGTCTATTTGCCACTCCGATGGACGTTTGAAACTCTTTGGCAATCGTACGAGACATCTCTTGGTCGCTCATACCTGTCATAGCTTCTACGGTGAATAATTCTTCTAAGCGTTGGGCTAACTTATCAGTGTCTTTCCATATACGCTTAGAGTAGTTGGAGCCTTTCCAATGTGATTCGAGTATATTCTTCGTTGCTTGAGTGGAAAGCTCTTTAAATTCGTGCTTGTCAGCTTGATTCCACATCTCAACAGTTACCTTGTTACGTGGCTTGTTCCACGTCTCAACCTCAACGCCACGCGCTTCAATTTTGCGGATAACATCTTCTGCTACTGCTTCTCGATAACTATCATGAATAGCATCAATGTAAAAATTAGTTTGTTGCTGGTATTCCACATCAGCAATCTGCTTAGCAACTAAATGAGTTTTGGCTCTCAAATCTTCCAAGCGAGTGATACGATACTTATAAGCTAACGCATTGAGTTGCTTCTTTGCTTGTTCTGCAATTTCAGACGTTTCAATCTGTTTTGCTAGTCTTTGATACTCTAATATCTCATTAGGCGTGACAGCGACATTGAGAGCCTTTTTCAACTCTTCTTCTGTCATGTCTGTTTTGAGACGGGCACGTTTAAAAAGCTTGTTTACTTCGTCAATCAGATACTTTTGAGCCTGTAGATAAGCTTTTGCTATTTTGGATTGCACTGGGTCAATGCCACGTTGTAGGTATTCTTCACGCTCTATGTTTCGCCGTTCCCAATATGATAATTTCTTTTTGTCAGCCATTTAATCACAGCCTATTCAATAATTTCATAAGTTTTGTGAAAAATATCAGACTTACATGGATAAAACTCGCCGTTTACACCCTTGATAATATAATCACCATCTGAAACAGTCATAATACCTTCTAGTGTTTTGATACCTGGCAACGAATCTAGCATCGGGCTAATTCTTGGCATTTCGTCATGGTCAACCCATGCATCGCC